ACAGTTCGTTACTTCCGCAAGAAGAGTGGTATGCCTGACTGGTACAAGAAGAAGTATGGTCACATGAACGAAGATGTGAAGGTTGGTGATAAAGTCAGTTTTGACCATCCAATGTCTGCCGTACCGAGGAAAACTATAAAAAAAGTTGGAACGGTGCATAAAGTTGATGGTGATACTGCTCATGTCAAAGTTAAAGACAAATATGGTGTTATGACACATAAGAAAAGTGCAAGTGAACTGAGAAAAGAAGAGATTGAATATTTGGAAGAGAAGAACGAGCCAACAAATCCAGCACTTTGGTCAAAAGCAAAGTCACTGGCACGTTCAAAGTTTGATGTTTATCCATCAGCATATGCCAACGGTTGGGCAGCAAAATGGTATAAGTCAAAAGGTGGTGGTTGGAAATCTGTAAACGAAGAGACTTCTGATGAGCCAAGCATGGCAGCCAGAACTCTTTCACGTAAAGCGCAGATTGTCAGAGATACTGCCAAGAGCAGAAAAGACGAAAAAGATGAAGCATCGGACAAGTTTCAGAAAGAACCTGAATTGTCAAGTGATATTCAGAAAGCACCGTAATAACATAAATAACTAATCAAAGATTTATAGGAGAAAAACATGTCACTTTGGGGAAATGTAGATGCATCTAACAATGCTCCAAACTTTTCAGGTCTAACTGGCTACGATACATCAACTACTGGCGAAAGTCTGGCTAACTCTCAGCCTTCTTCAGTATTTGGTAACACATACATGAGCGCCACAAGAACTAACGTTGAGTTTGGCGTATTTGGCATCGATACAACAGAAGAAGGTCTGATTACTGATGGTACACCAACACACGCTGGTTGGGTAGCACGTACTAAAGGTTCAGGTCCAATTGCTTCAGTTACAGCAAATACCGACGCTGTAGGTCCAGCAGCATCAGCATGTACATATACACTTGTACTGTCTGGTGGTGGTACAAACAATACTGCCGCTCAGGTTTCTGTAACAACTGCCGCTACAGGTAGAATTACAGTAATCAATGTGTCGAATGCCGGTTTGTACACAGGTACACCAACAGCAAATACGTTCGGTAACACAGCATTCACATTTACAATGGGCGGTCGTAACGGTCGTACCACATTTGAAACCATTGTTGCTATGGGTTCAATGGAAGGTGATGCTTCCGACGATGCTATTGCACCTGACGCTTAATTGAGAGTGGGCTACCTTCGGGTAGCCCGTTTTTATAATGTCTTTTGAGAATCTGACCGACGAAAACATTCTGTTATACGCTGCAAAGGCTTATGATAAGCCTAATTGCGTTATGAGTGAGTTTACTGAAGATATAAAGAAGTTAAATTATCTCAAAAGACTTTTTCGTAGATATCGTAAACAAGGTGAGATGCGTGAACGTCTTATCATCAATCACATCGTAGTTCTTTATAATCTTTTTGGTCCTGAAGTAACAGCACGATTGTTGTTCTTCAATATGAACAAAGATGATTATAGCATTCTCAAAACTTATTTGACATTCTTGAATATCATGCCAGAAAGAGTCAGAGGTATCAATGGTAAAGATATTATATCATCTGATATTATGGTTGATATGAATATTGCCAACGAACTAAGAAATCTGAAATGATAATTGGACCAGGAATTACAATTACCAATGGAATCTATGTAGATTCTAATGCTGCTGCGCCGCCACCATCAATAGTAACTTCAGGTCTGCAATTCAACTTAGCAACTGCACCATCATCTGGTTCAACATGGACTGATTCTAGTGGCAATGGTCGTAATGCAACACTTTTAGGTTCTCCATCGTATGTATCAAACAATGGTGGTGGCATAAGACTAAACAATGAGGATTTAAATGGTACGGATTATATCAGTGTTCCTTACAATATTGCTTCAAATACTGTAACAGTTGAAGTGATTGCTTCATTTAATCCAACATCGTTTTGGGGATCTATTTGGAGTAATGAAATTTTTGATACTAGCGGAGGATACCTAGCATATATGTATTCTTCAGAAACTATAAGTTTTGGTGTCCCTAATAGTGAAGTTAATAAATCCATAACTGCTAGTAATGCTATAAGACATTGGATTTTTGTTATTAATGGCACACAAGGTAGTCTATTTTTAAATGGTTCACAAGTTGGAACAACTGATACTACAAGTAATCAAACACTCTTTGCGACAGATGGTTTTTATTTTGGGGCAAGGCATAATAATAACGGTATAGGTTTTGGAGGAGATACAATGAACAACTCAGATTCCGCACTATATCCAGTTTTTTATCAGATGCGGGTGTATAACAAAGCATTATCTGGTGCTGAGATAACTCAGAATTACAATGCAGTTAAAGGTACTTACGGATTATAAATATACTCATGTCTAACGAATTCAAACAAAAGTGTGGTCAAGGCTATTATTGGTGTTCTGCTGATAAGGTCTGCAAGCCACTTGAAGAAGATGCTGGCGCCATGGGTGGTGCTCCAGCAAATGCCGTTGGTGGCGGTGCGATTGCTGGTCTTGGCGTTGGTCCACAGGGTGAACCTGGCGTAAAGAAACGCAAGACTGCAACATTCATTTCATTCATAAAGAGAAAATCAAATGTGGCTTCTTAGTTTTTTACCTACAGGATTTCTAGAGTTCATCATCAATGCTACATTAGTTGGTAGCATTATCGGTATTATATTAGGATTCTTTGGTAGCAAACTACCATTTGTGAGTTCATATTTAACTCCTATCAAGTATATTTCTATTGCTTTGTTCTGCGTCGGTCTATACTGGAAAGGTGGCTTCAGTGTAGAAAAAGAATGGCGTGAAAGAGTTGAAGCCATGGAAATCAAAGTGAAGCAAGCAGAAGCGCAAGCACAATTAGCCAATGAAGAGATAGAAGCAAAAACACTTGAGAAAACAAAACTTATTCGTGAAAAAGGTAAAACAAGAATTGAGTACATCAACCGTCTTGTTGAAGGTAGAACCGTAGAGATTGTCAAAGACATGAGTGCCGAAGAAAGATTAGTATTTGAACAGAAACAAAAAGAACTTTTAGATTCTATCAAGAATTGTCCAATACCAAAAATTATCGTAGAAGAACATAACAAGGCGACTGAATCAAAATGAAATCATTTGCAATTTTAGCCTTTGCGTTGCTGACTGGTTGTTCAACAACTGTGCCAGTGGTTGCAAAGTTTCCAAACGCACCGAAGTCTTTGACTGAAAACTGTCCACCTTTGAATAAGATTGAATCAGAATCAGTTTCAATTGTAGACTTACATAAGACTGTAGTTGAAAACTACACTTTGTATCATGAGTGTGCCGTAAAAGTTGAACAGTGGAATGATTGGCATGTGAAACAAAAGAAGATATTTGAGTCTGTAAAATAAGGAGAGAACATGCTAGAAACTCTATTTTGGATTTTAGTTGGTGCTTTCATCGGTTGGAATTTTCCACAACCACAGTATGCTAAAGATATTCAAACAAAAATAAAATCATTATTCGTAAAGGAATGATATGGAATTGACAAAAGAACAACTAAAAGAATTACTTCCAAAGAATCCTTACATTGACCAGTGGCACAAAGCACTGAGTCAATTGCTGCCCGATTACGAAATCAATACGCCACAGCGTATTGCTGCTTTCATTGCACAATGCGCCCATGAATCTGGCGGTTTTGCTTTTCTAACAGAGAATCTAAACTACAAAGCAGAAAGTCTAATGAAAGTGTTTCCAAAATACTTCAAAGACATGGCAACAGCAAAGGCATATGAAAAGAAGCCAGAGAAGATTGCAAACAAAATCTATGCTGATCGTATGGGCAATGGCGATGAAGCATCTGGTGATGGTTACAAATATCGTGGTCGTGGTTTGATTCAATTGACTGGTAAAACAAACTATACATGGTTTGCAGCATCACTTGAAATTTCACCAGAAGAAGCAGCAGAATATACACAAACATTTGAAGGCGCTGCACAGTCTGCATGTTGGTTCTGGGAAACAAATAAACTCAATGTTGAAGCCGACAAAGGCGACATCAAAACAATGACACGCAAGATCAATGGCGGCTTCATTGGATTAGAGGATCGTATCAAGCATTATGAACACGCTCTTCATGTGCTAGGAGTTCACTGATGAAATATCTTGTCCTTCTATTGCTCCCGTTTCTGGTTGCTTGTGAAGAACGTTTTCGTTATCCGTGCCAAGACCCTAAAAATTGGGGTGAAGAGCAATGTAAAAAACCATACTGTAGTGCAAATGGTACTTGTCCAGAAGATTTGACACATTACGAAAAAAATAAAGTTGGTCAGCCTAATGGCATGATACCGGCACCAATCAGAGGAGAATGTAAATGATTAGAGAATTATGGTCAGGAGAAAGATATACAACAGAAGAGTTGAATGCTCGTTTGAAGTTTTTTATTGGTATTGTTTTAGGTCTGACACTTTTTGGTATCGTATTTGTTGTTCTCTATAGTCTTATCTTTGTTACTCAGCCAATGAACGGCATGAGTCCTGTTGACAATAAGTTTTTTGAATTGATTATTCCTATTGCTACATTCTTGACTGGTACATTGTCGGGCATTATGTTAGCAGGTGATGACAAAGAGTTGAGAGCAAAAGCACTTGAGTCTGCTACAAAGCCTTATGTGCCACCGCCACAACCACCTGTGATGAATTCGTATGCTCCAATGGGAATGATGAGTGTGGCACCAATGATGGGTATGCCAATGGTTGATCCGTTTGCATCATTTGTTGCGGCGGAAGTATCAGGATTCGGTGGTAAACCAGCACCAGCACAGCCTGAACATCCGGAGAGATGAAACAATTTATGATTCAAATGCTCACCGCTGAAGGTGAGCATCAACCCAGTAGCAAGAGATTTATTACCTTTTTGGCTTTTATTTTACTTGCTACTGGTTTTATTGCCGAACTGTTTTTTGAAAAGAAGTTGAATCCACAGACATTAGATGCTATGATGTATGTTGTGATAGGTGGATTGGGTTTTACTGCATCCGAAAAATTCACATCAAAGGAAGAAAAATGAAAAAAGAAATAGTGTTCCTATCAATGATTCTAGCATTGCTTTTCGTGCCACTTTCACAGGGTGCATTTGCTGCTGAAGAAAAGAAAGTATGTGTCAAAGAGTTTGACAATAAAACTAAAAAAGAAAAAGAAGTTTGTAAAACTATCAAAGTGCATAAGAAACTAGAAGGCACGAAGATTCCAGAGAAAAAGTAAAATGGACGGAGATGTAGCATTACGAGTAGAAGTTGGAGTTCTCAAAGAGAAGGTCAGTGCTATTGCTGATCTCTGTGAGAAGATGGACCGTGCTATTGGGAAGCTCACTGACAATAATATGGCCATGACCAATCAAATCTACAACGATATGGACAAAAGGAAAGAAGATACCGTGAATGATATCAAAGAACTTCATTCACGTATCACCACAACAGATAGAAATCTTTCGGATAAGATTGAACTTACCGAACGTAGAATCATGGATGAAATTAAATCTCTCCGTGATCACATTACCGAACACAATGAAAAAGAAGATGGTGATATGAAAGCCATGCTTCAATGGCGTTGGATGATTGCCGGCGGAGTTATTGTATTAGCATGGATTATTTCCAACGTCAAACTAGAATTTTTGGCAAAGTTACTGAATTGATTGACTTCTGTGAGGAGTATTGATATAATGAACACATGGCACTTTATACTGACACAAAATATATAAGATTAGTTTCTTCACGTTTACGCAATTTCAAACAGAAGAACGACAATCTTTGGAATTTCTCATGTCCCTATTGCGGCGATTCCAAAACTAACACACTCAAAGCCCGTGGCTATATGTATGCCAAGGGCAATGATTTATTCTATCGCTGTCATAACTGTGGAGTAGGCGCAAATGTCGGAAATTTCATCAAACATGTCGATCCATCATTACATGATGAATACGTATTCGAGAAATACAAATCAGGAACTACCTCCAACACGTATCACAGAACGAGTAGTGTATCACCAAGAATCATCACCAACCCACCCAAATTTGGTCACATCAAAAAGCGCAACATATTTGAACATGGGACCTGGCTCAGAGATTTACCGAGTGGACATTTTTGTCTGACTTATGTAGAAAATCGTCTGATTCCCAAAGAACATTATGATAAATTGTTGTTCACTTCAAACTATAAAGCATTTTGTGATGCGCTGATTCCTAATCATGATAAAAAATTAGTTGAAGATGCAAGGTTAGTTATTCCTTATTTCAACTATCAGAATGAATTGATTGCTGTATCTGGTCGTGCATTAGAGACAAGTGATTACAAACTTCGTTATGTTACATTGAGAACAGATGAATCAACAAATAAATTGATTTATGGCACTGACAGAGTTGATTTGACTAAGAGAGTTTATCTTGTTGAGGGTCCACTTGACTCTTTGTTTCTGAATAATTGTGTAGCAAGTGGCGATGCAAATCTTGGTTTGACGGTGAAAAATATTCAAGCAAAAGAAGTTACGCTAGTATTTGATAATCAACCACGAAATAAAGAAGTATGTAAGTTGATTGAAAATGCAATCAAATCGAATCACAATGTCGTAATTTGGCCAGATAGTGTTGAAGGTAAAGATATCAATGAGATGATATTGAATGGCTTTTCATCTGGCGAAATTCAAGAGATTATAGATAGTAATACATTTTATGGACTTGAGGCGATAGCCAAATTTACATTTTGGAAGAAAATATGAGTGTGAAATTAATTGGTGTCACTGCACCCTGTGTGGGGCACAATTCTGCTGAAGATATGATTGTGTACATGGCACGTGTGTCAAATCCTAGCAATCAAGATATGACACGGGGTGATGAGAAACTTATTCGTTATCTTATCAAAAATCAACATTGGTCACCATTTGAAATGGTCAACGTTGTTATGGAAATAAGTACAACAAGAGACATTGCAAGGCAAATCTTGCGACATAGGAGTTTTTCCTTTCAAGAATTCAGTCAACGATATGCTGACCCAACGAAAGATTTAGGATTTGATTTACGTGAGGCAAGATTACAAGATACAAAGAATCGCCAAAACAGTATTGAAACTGAGGACAGTGAACTGAAGTCTGAGTGGATAATCAAACAGATGAGTGTCATTGCAGAAGCAAAAAATGCATATGAGTGGGCGATTGAAAATGGTATTGCAAAAGAACAAGCACGTGCAGTTTTACCAGAAGGTAATACACAATCACGTATGTACATGAATGGAAGTTTGCGTTCATGGATTCATTACTGTCAGTTGCGTATGGCCAATGGCACACAAAAAGAACATATGGAAGTAGCAACAGAATGTTGGGAAATTATTAGAGATAAATTTCCAAATGTAGTAGCAGCACTAGAAAAATAACAACGGAGAGAAAATGGCAGAAGTCAATGGTATTCAAATAGACTATACAAGGGATCAATTATTCGATGAACTCGGAATCAAAAGACTTAAAGAATCATATATGCGTGAGGATGAATCAAGCCCACAAGAAAGATTTGCGCTCGTATCAAAATCATTCGGAAGTAATATTGAACATGCTCAACGTCTTTATGATTATAGTTCTAAGCATTGGCTTTCTTACTCTACTCCTATTCTCTCTTTTGGTCGCAGTAAGCGTGGTTTGCCTATTAGTTGCTTTCTTCCCTATTTGGATGATTCAGCAGAAGGTCTCGTCAATACTTTATCGGAAGTAAATTGGTTATCAATGTTAGGGGGCGGAGTTGGAATTGGATTGGGTATTCGTTCTGCTGATGATAAGTCCGTTGGCATTATGCCTCATTTACGTACTTACGATGCATCTTCATTGGCATATAGACAGGGTCGTACACGCCGTGGGTCTTATGCTGCTTATCTGGATATATCTCATCCTGATATTATTTCTTTTTTAGAAATGCGTAAGCCAACTGGCGATCCAAATATGCGAACGCTAAATCTGCATCATGGCATCAACATTACAGATGACTTCATGCGTTTGATTGAAAAAGCCATGATTGATCCACAAGCAGATGACACATGGGAACTCAAAGACCCACACAGTGGTGAAGTCCGTGACAAAGTTTCTGCACGTGAATTGTGGCAGCGTATTCTTGAAACACGTATGTTGACAGGTGAGCCATACATTCACTTTATTGATACAAGTAATCGTATGATGCCAGAGTTTCAAAAGAAAAAAGGTCTGAGCATCAAGCAATCTAATTTGTGTTCTGAAATTATTTTACCTACAGACAAAGAGAGAACAGCAGTTTGCTGCCTTTCTTCTGTAAACTTGGAGTATTATGATGAGTGGAAAGATAATGAACTTTTTCTTCGGGACGTGGCCGAGATGCTGGATAATGTACTTCAGCACTTTATTGACAACGCTCCTGATTACATTGCTAGAGCCAGGTACTCTGCCCAGCAAGAGCGCAGCATTGGTGTGGGGGCTCTTGGTTTTCATGCTTATCTACAAAAACATAACATACCGTTTGAGTCGGCGTTAGCAACCAGCGCAAACAATAAGATGTTTAAAAATATTAGAGAGAAACTAGACAATGCAAATCTTGAACTCGGTAAAATTCGTGGTGAGGCTCCTGACGCTGCTGGTACTGGCCAACGCTTTTCTCATCTCATGGCTATTGCACCCAATGCTTCTTCTTCTATTATTATGGGTAATACTTCTCCTAGCGTGGAGCCGTACCGTGCAAACGCCTACAGACAAGACACTCTCTCAGGAGCATACCTGAACAAGAATAAATTTTTAGATAAAATTATTCAGGAGAAATGTGATGCAGATAAATCACTGGACTACCAAGAAATCTGGTCAAGTATTATTGCAAACGACGGTTCCGTTCAGCACCTCAATTTCTTGGACGAATGGACAAAAGATGTATACAAAACTAGTATGGAGATTGACCAGCGATGGGTTGTGGATCACGCCGCTAACAGACAAAGTTACATTGACCAGGCGCAATCCATTAACTTATTTTTTAGACCTGATGTAAATGTAATGTATCTTCATGCTGTTCACTTTCAAGCATGGAAACAAGGACTCAAAACACTTTACTACTGCCGTTCAGAAAAACTGGCAAAGGCAGATAAAGTGTCAAAGAAAATTGAAAGAGAAATTATTCAAGAAATTGATTTGAAAGAACTTGCTTCGGATAATTATGAGGGCTGCTTGGCGTGTGAGTGATGAAAACAATTGCTCTGTTCGTTCAACATCCTAAGTGTTCAGTACAATCAACAAATGGTGTAATCAAGGCATTAGGTAACGGCTACAATTACAAGGTATTCACGAAACATGAAACGGAAGACGATTTCTTTGATAATGTGGATCTTATCTGTTTTCCTGGCGGTGTCGGTGATGCTGATTCCTATGATGTATGCTTTAAACATCATGAACGAAGTATCAGACGCTACATTAGAAACGGTGGTAGGTACCTTGGAATTTGTATGGGTGCTTACTGGGCTGACAGGAATTATTTGGACATTGTGGACTCTGTGGAATGCAAACAATACATTCGTCGTCCGAACACCTGTACAAGAAGGTCATATAGCAAAGCGGTGGATTGTAACTGGAACGGCAGACCGGGCAAATTCTTCTTTTACGATGGTACTGCATTTATCGGAGATGA